TTGCCAGTAGTAACAGCTAAAAGGTTGATCTTGTTTTCGGTTACGGCATTATTCGCAATCTCAGCGCTTTCGACAGAGTTTGAGGCAAGTTCTGCATTAGTAATAGAGTTGAGTTGAATATTTACCGCGCCGATTACGCGATCTGCAATAGCTGGTCCGGTTACAGAATCAACAGCTAGCTTTGCAGCGGTAATCGAACCATCAGTAATTTTTGCGCCGGGTACTGAACCATTAGCAAAATTGGTTTTTGCAAAGTCAATTGTCCCATTAATTATGTTGGCATTACCAACAGAATTAGACGCTAACTTTGTGCTTGTTACTGCGCCAGTACCAAGTTTTGCTGCAGTTACTGAAAAGTCTGTAATTGCAGTTGTAGTAACAGCATTTGTTGCAATAGCTGTTGAATCAACCGCTCCAGCAGCAATTTTATCGGCTGTGACTGCATCATTGGCAATTTCTGTTGTGCCGACTGCGTCGTCTGCAATTTTTGCGCTATTTACAGAATTAGCTGCTAAAGCGGTTGTATCTACCGCGCCAGCAGCAATTTTTGCACTTGTAACACTGTCGTCTGAAATGTTGGTGGTCGCTACCGCGTCAACGGCAAGTTTTACATTGGTAACTGAGGCGTCAGCTAATTTTGCAGTAGTGACACCCCCGGTTGCAATCGCAGCTGTGTCGATTGCGCCCGTTGCGAATTTGGCGCTAGTTACAGAACTATCAGCAATTTTTGCGGTGGTAACGGCACCGTCAATAATCTTTAGTTCAGTTACAGCATCAGTGGCTAGTTGGAGGGTGCCAACGCCGCCACTTACAAGTTTTGCCCCAGGGATTACTCCGTCATCAATTAATGTAATGACGCCGCCTTGAACTAGCTCTTTACTGGTTATCTTTTTAGTTTCACTTGCCGAAGTGTCATCAATAGCAAGAACGTCGGCTGCGGCAAGGTCAGCCTGCAGAAGTACAGGAAGATCTGCAATCCTTACGTCTGACATGACCTGGATTCTTCGTTACTTAGCCATTCTAGGCTTTTGATGTATTTTCCCAGTTGCTAAGGGGTATTTTTCAGCAGAGCACCGAAACCAGTATTTTGATACTGACCCAGCAGGATTTTTCCGTTATTGCTCTGTAGAACCTTGCCTGCAGAATCAAATTCAGTTTGAAGCCGAATGGTTCCGGTGGTCACAAATTCTACAGTCATCTCGATTGCCTCAGATGCAGCAAAATCTATTGCGGCAGAAGTGACACGAGCATCACACTCGTAATAAATACTGTCATTGACTGCTGCTGTTGATCCATAAGGCTTTGGGCCTTCACTAACAACAAAAAATTTGCCATTGAACTCACTGCCAAGCTCAGTCCGTAAAACAAGTTGACTTATGTAAAAAGGCAGCTCCAGGCGATCTTGCGGTATACCTTCGTATGCAGGATCTCCTGCATTTCGTCTGTAATCGAAAAAAGCTGTAAAGCGTCCACTACCTGAAATCAAACCTGAAGTAGACTTCCGAAAATCATCTGAAAGAGCTGTGGTGTCAACAGCTTCTCTTTCTGTATTCAACTCATACGATACGACTTGACCTAATATTTTATAAATACCATCTTGAATTGTAATGGTATGGGCGGGGCTAATTGTTACGTTATTAGATAGGCTCAAGCGACCTGTTGTTTCTCCGTTGATTGCCTCGTTGTAATTGTGATATAAGTAAATCCCTCCTGCGGCGTCTACATGCGCATAAACAGTAGCTTCTGGCTGGGTTGCATAGTCATCGAACCAAGTCAATAAACCGCTTGGGTCTGAAACTTTTATTGATATGCGATCGCCGCTAAGAATAGGAATCGGTCCGCCATTACTAGGCGTAAAAGAAAATCTGTTTTTAGTTGCATTAATGTCTGCTGTGTTTAGATCAAAATTTACCGTCGATGTTCTGGAATCAGAAGCACGACGCAGTTCTACGCTGCCTTGATCGCCAAGTAGTACAGCCATTAGAGATCAATAGTCGTGTAATCTCCAGTCATTTGAAAGCTAACGTCAGCAGTCATCACATCGCCGACAGCGCAAGTAATAGTTATTGAAGTGATGTACGCCACAAAATCAAGATCTCGGCCTTCCCACCTGAGTTCAAGTTTGTGGGGAGAAGGACTGCTTTGTGAGTCAGATCTAATAGACGTGTCGAGAATGTTCCTAAGGGTCGCGTTGTCGTCGTGATACATAATTGTCGCTGTTGCCGTCGCGTTCTCTTGCCCTGGGATATATTTTCTTTTGCGATCACCAAGATCCGTAACCTCTAAGGTGTCAACCGTCGTGGTAACAGACCAGTTTCGGACATTAACCTGCTGCTGCCCATTAAATTTCAGGATCCCATCTTGTCCTGTATAGATAGCCATGGTGTGCGCCGTAAAGTGGCCAGTGCTTTAATTCTAGCCATCAAGGTAAGCACACAAGCTCAATTCGACAGTCAAAATACCCGGGAATACGCTTGTGACCTGCGGCGGTTCCATGTAACGCCAGCGTAAACCACCCGGTTGACCGTCAATGTTTTGCCTTAAATCATTCACCATCCCTTTTAGCACTGGGTCTGTCGCTGAAATAAATGCGTAGTCCCAGTCATCGTTGACACTGATGTAGTGATCAATGATTCTGTCGGCGTCGTCGTCTGAAATGTTCTCGAAAGTGAGATTTAATTTTGCGTTGACAGACTTACGAGCAAAACGCATAACAGAAGTTGCCCCGTTTTGCGCTTCAAATATCGTTTGAGGATATTTGCCAGGCGTATAAGACCTTCTGGTGGGCGTTAAAAATGGAAATCTCCGCGCTTCGTTAGCCATTGATTGAGAAATCTCCGTTGCCCCATTCTAAGATTCGCAACTTGCCTGTATTGCTAAGGGGGGTTTCTGACCCACTCACTTCGACAAGTCCGTCGTCTGCATAGGAAAGCGATTCGATTTTATACATGCGTTTTGTCGTCGTGCTATTTCTAATGCAGAATACGCCACCAAAGAATTTAGCCTGAACAGCTTTCATGCTTCTGATGGTCATCGTAGACTGTTGAACTGTGGTTTTTCCGGGTTCCCAATGGAGAACGGGATAGTTTCCATCGGGCCGGTTTTCACGAGCAAAAATCGTTCCATCCGGTGCAACACTGCCTGTGTTAAAGCGGCTGGTGTGGGTTGCTTCGCTGACTAAGAAAAAGTAATCGCCAGGCTCTAGACCCATTGCGGCTTGTGGCGTTGTTTCAAATTTGATTCCGTGTGACACATGTTTGCGCACTAGCAAGGCGTACTTTGCAAAGTTGATCGCGTGGTCACGGCTTTTGCAAAAACTGCTCATGTCAAAAGTTTCTTCTGGCAGCTTGTCAAGATCTGTTGGATCAATTCGCCTTCCGTCGGTGTCCACAGTTGCAGTGACTGTTACAGACCTAACTTCTGGAAAACCGTTGTCTGTGTCGTGCCTGTAAAGAGCTGTAGCCCTAAACATTTGACGTTCTTCTGGAGTTAAGAAGCTCACCTGCATTTTTCGGATATTGCCGTCCGTGAACAGCGCTTTCGCTTTTATCTTGGTATTTGGTGAAATCCTGTAGTCTGCGCCGTAAGGCACAGCCGGTATAAGACTAAAACGACCGCCTTTGATAGTAAAGTCGAGTAAGTTAAAGGCTGCATTTTTAAAAATAAATTCTCGTAAATTTTGTGGCTCGCCAATTACACCGTTCCAGTAAAAACCGTTGGCTTCGCAAAATCTGGTTGCTTTTGCCATACCAAAAGCATCGACTTGTTCTTTTCCTACGGTGTCTCCAGCGCCAAAATCTGAATTTGTCAAAAGGGCAAAAGTAATTTCTGGAAAAGAATCTGACTCAGAATTGTGAGTTATATACCCAGTGTTATATGCATCCGGATTAAGTCGATCGACTTTGATGCCTTTTTTTATGTAGGCAGAAAATTCACCGAAACTTGTCCACTCTTTTCCGCTAGATAGGCGAATGCCTGCGATGGCAAGACTGTCATAAGTTGCCGGAGAGTCAAGTCTTTGCAATTCATTAACGTACGCTATCGAATGTTCTGGCCCGTTAAAATGACTACCCTCTTCAGCGTCAAACATGTAATAGTCTGCGATCGCGTTTTGAGGATTTAAATTCTTGACTCTTTGCAGATCTTCCTCAATACCTGCAATACGAATAGTAAAAGTTCTTGGATAACCCGGAATTTGGAAGGTTAATCTATCCCCTACTCGGTAGCCTTCACCGCCACTTCTGATGTCCCATATAGCCGCATCAGCTCCACCCACAACGACCCAGAAAGAATAGTTAAGTGTTAAACCACTGCCTGACCCACCTGAAGGTGTCACTGTACCTGTTCTGGACGGAGAAATATTACTCCGCTCACGCTTATACTGTTTAATCTCGTAAATGTTTTTATGCTTTTGTCTTTGTTTGAGATCACCTTTTTCGTACTTTTCAGTGTCGCTGTCCCTCACGGATCTACCGTCCCAATACTTTTCAACGCTATTAACAAATGAGGTGCCTCCCGTATTTTCTATGTAGGCGTATTCATGATCAAACGGTGACCCCAGTTCATACCTAGTTTCTTGGAACACCCAACCAAACTCGCCAGGCACTATTGCATCGGTTCGCCTAGTTGGGGTGATTGTGGTTGCTTTGCCTGGTACTACTTTTGGAGGAGGCCCAACAATCCATTCCAGATTGTTTGTGTAAACGTCTGAAAGCGTTACTTTTTCACCAGTAAAAAACACTCTATAACCTTTGTCGGCAAAGTAACTATCCCCAACGCCATCCAGTAGAAAGACTTGCGAAGTTCGATGCTCTTTATAGACGTAATTGCCGCCTACTGGCACAAAGCGGTATTCATATTGCCCCCGATGACTCGGGTAAATACGAATGTAGTTGTACTGTTCTCTCGGTGATTGGCCGCGAACAGCAAAAAACCTGTCATCGCCAAGCGTGGTCCAGTTAGTGCTACTTATTGGTCTGGCTTGTAAAACAAAAAAGCTAAGGCGGCTAACGTATTTATTGATGCTGCCTAGGGCAATGTTTCCGTTTTCTTCCTCAAATTCTTGGATTGTTTCGTCGTCAGGCTGAGTGTTGACGTTCGGAAAACCGTTGATTTTGCGCCAAACAACTGATTTCAAGCCTATTTCAGTTGCATCACACGCCCTGTTATTTGTTACTGCACCAACAGTCGCGCGTAACAATGTTGGTTTTTCAAACGGGCCACTTGTACCTGCAATAGGCTCTCGTTCAACAGTTCTTAAAGCTGCGTCCAAACTAGGGCCAATGAAATGCTCAGAAACTTTGAATGTAAATGTTTTATTCGTACCAGGCTCCCAAATACGGCCTGTTTCAGTAATGCACGTCGCTAAACACGAACCGATCGTGTATTGCTCACCAGAAGAAAGTGCTTCATCGACGTCAATCCTGCGGCGATCGATTGCCTGCCTTACATCTTCTGTGCCCCATGTTCCAAAATCAGCAAAATCATCTTCGTCTATGCCTTCGCCTGATATTTGATACTGAAAAGTTCTATTACTGTCATTCCTTGAAACTAATGAGGCATAGATAGGAAAATCAGCGCGGACTTTTCGTCTTTTAGCCCTTGCTGCATCTTTAGGTTCGCCTTCCAAAGAATCTTGTATAAGCACAAGTTCATAATTAACTTTGTACCTCATTCCATTAGGAAACGGCGAGTAAACTCCAAACTCAGTCTGTGAAGCTGGGGTACGCGCACCAGAAAAGATTGGCTCCCATTGCCTGCGAAACCCTTCGTGCCACTTTGTTGAAAAAATGTCAGTGTCGTTTCGATCTTGGTCCCTGTTTATAGTTCCTTGTGGGTATTTATGGTGCTGCTTCAAGCGATTGCTGCCTGGGCCGCCGTCATTGAAATACAGCGCAAATTTGCCGTTGGGGTAGTCCTTAAGCAGCGTGTCGCCGATGGCAAAACCTTCAAAGTCTGGGTTGCGTGCAATTCTGCCATGACTAAACAGCACTACTGCTTTAAGTTCTTGGTGAGACTTGCGGCTTAAAAGCTGTGACCAAAGCAGCGTTGAATTAACTCGAACACCCTTGTCAGTAAACACCAAGGGAATTGTCGATCCAATTGTTGCTAGTTCTTGAAGTGAACCAAAGCTGTTTTGAGGTGTAAATCTGGAGCGACCTGTTGCGTCGTCCGTTTGAAGTGATGGTGGAGTTTTCGGTTGCCTTGGCTTTGGTGCCAGCAGCACGCTAACTGCAGTTAGCGCAATGCCAATGGCAATGGAAACTATGTAAGGCGTAGCCGGCCCATTTTGAACATTTGGAACAAGCGCGTACTCATTGCTGAGTTCGCCGTTGTAAGACTCAGTTTGCTCTACAAAAAACCAATACTCTTCTTCAGTTAACCCAACGGCATTACACAGATCTACTTCGTACTGGAGTAAAACGCGACGACCTGCAGGTTTTCGGTAGGGGACCATTTCACCACCGACTCGACGAAGCTCAGACATCCTTCTTCAAAATAAACTGCCATGCCATAGCCTTCATCAGCTTTGCACAGCACGACTGTTCCTATTGTAGGTTTCTCAACCTCAACACCCCAACGTTCAAGTTCTTCGCGAAAAATCGAATAATCCTTGCGGCGCAATCTTTTGTACCACTCACGCGTAGGCTTGGTGCTTTTAATCCCGTAATAGGCCAAGACAGTTTTGGCTAGGGATAAACAGTCTGCGGTTCCGTGTTTGACTGGATCGCTGCCCAGCCTGTACTTCATGCCAATCAGCTTATACGGGTTCAAATGTTTTGAATTTGAGCGCTCACAGGTAACGCACCAACTTGCGCCGTTGTTAAAACCTTGTGCGGTGCTGATACGCCAACTGCATCAATGCTGCTACTTAGCGTAATTTCAATAATTTCTGGGTCGTAGACCATACTTGCTGCGATCCAGTGTTCTGTAGTTAATTCGCGTTTTACGGTAAATGCCATAGGGTCCATGATGCAGGTTGTTGCTTGTATATTCCAGCGGTCTGTAACTGCCGCGTAAGCCTTTTGCATTGCAAGTTCATTCTGCGCTAAAACCAACTGAGCTTCCATGTTGTCGCCAGTTCTGTTTTTTGCGGCACCTTGGTAAATAAAAGACAGGTAGCTGTAGGGGTGCTGAGCCGATGAAACTGGCACTCTCGGATCTGGGTTTGTGTCTCGCTTTCTAATTATTTTGCCTGGTTCGCTGTTTTGAAAGCGGTGCTGAATTCTGTCGTTTGAATCTCGAATAACGAGAAAAGTTGTGATGCCGACAAGTGTGCTCATAATCCAACCCTCGCACGGCTAGAGCGAGAATTTCTCATTGATTTGAATGTACCAGCTTCACCCATCTTTGCGCCATCTTTAGCGGCTTTGGTCATTCCGGCTCGGAACTGTTCTTCGGTGACAAAGTTCATTCCGTTGATTTGGGTCACGTTGTAGTTGACGTTTAGAGATCTACTGCCGCCACCGCTTGATTCGCCAGCGCGATAACGATCCATCGCTTCAGATGTGTTGCGGTGAACGTAGCCGGATTGGTTGCCGATGCTAAGCAATTCAGGGCCGCGTTCACCAACTAGATATGTTCCATTTGATTGAACAGGGCCACCTACAGCCCGTCCAGGCACGGGCATAAGTCCTTGCAATCCTGCTCTAATGAACATTCGTCCAAGATCACCCAATAAATTTGATGCAATTGCCTTTAGGGACTCTCCCAAATCTTCAGCGCCAGTGATTGCCTTTTCAATAGTTGTTACCAGCGCGTCTTCCAAAGCACGGGAAACAGAAGCAATTGCATTATCTCTCAAATCTTCCATTATTTTTTTGAGTTTTTCTGCTTTCTCTTCTGCGTTTTCATCCTCGCTTTTTCCTTTTGCATTGTCTTTGGCATCTTCTTCGACCTGGCCAAGCAGTTTTTGTTTTTCCTTGATCTTGTCAATGACTTCCTGCAGCTTTTTGGCCTCTTCCGATGTTGCTTTAACTGTAGCCAATTGTGCTTCAAGGTCTAGCACCCTCAAGTCAAGTTTCTCTTTAACAGCATCAAATGTTTGTTCAATCTTCACCAACTCATCTGCTAGCGCAGGATCAATGCCCTCTGAAATTAATTCTTCGCGGCGTTTTTCAGCTTCGATTTGACCATAAGTTGCTTTGATAAGGTCATCGGCTGCTTTTAGTTCGCTTTCTGCGAACCTTTCAATCTCTTTTAGTTTTTCTGCTTTAGCAGTTGCATTTGCAAGCCCAATAAGTTCTTGCTGCTGACTTGCCGCTGCCGTTTCCTGAATTCTCTTGATAGCATCAAGTCGGTCAAACTCAATCTGCAGTAAAGATTGTTGCAGGCTACTGGACGTACTAAGCAATTGGTTTTGACGCTCAAATTGTACCCTCAGTTCTTTGCCGGCCGCTAATTGCCTTTCTAATTTGTCGGCACTTTTACCCGTCTTCGGCGTTCTAAAATTTCCAAATTTTTTGATCAAATCAGCTTGAAAAGCTTGTCGTCTAATTGCATCCATATCCATGTCAGCGCCTTGGTCTGGCCTTAAATCAACTGACATGTCATCGCCACCACTGCCAATGATTGCATCACGCAACTGCTTGAGTCCTCGCAGCATCGTGATTGCACCACCTAGTCCTGGGATAGTGCCAATAAGTGCGTTTTTAAAGTCATCAATAGTCCCCGATAGATT